GGTTAAAAGTAATTGATGTGGTTAATCTGGTCATAGTGAAATCTATGACAGATATGTGCTCCCTTTGGGAGGCGGGACACATATGAAATGTTATCTTGATAACGGGTTGTAAAAAATTATCAGTTTGAAATACTATGTATTTTCCAAATGTTTGAAAAAAATGGGAAAAGATGGACGCAATGAAGTTTGCGACGGATATGTGCGATGGAAAAGCATTTAGTGAAGGGGCGCATATCAAAATATGTCATTGTAGTGTAATGGTTGCATACTGGCAGGTATTAGAGGAGGTGGATCGAAACCACCCATTTGTAGTGTAATGGTCGCATACTAACGAGTCTAGAGGAGGCGGATCGAAACCGTCCAATGACACCCAAATCATCGTGGCGCAGAGGAAGCGCGTCGGGCTCATAACCCGAAGGACGGTTGATCGAAACAACCCGATGATAAAATTCTGTGTTAATAACATAGGAAACTGTTTTTAATAAAACAAAAATTCAAATACTATTATGATTACTAGATAATTATAATAATATTATTCATTACAATAATATTATTTATTACAATAATATTATTTATTACTAAAATAATTTGATATATATATAAAAACACTAATTACGCAATATATATTTATAATCTGTTGTAATAAAACCATTAAAGGATGAACTTGCCGCAGTTGTATAAGCGCCAAAATTCTCTACATAAACCCATTCACCAATTGCCAATTCAGGCAACATAATTTCATTTGTAATCAAATCAATACTGTCACATGTTGGACCAAATATTTTACTTTTATATAATTTGTTTTCATTTCGTTCATTAAAAGGCAACACAATTGGTTTCTTATGGTCAAAATAAATACAATTAAATGAGCCATATACACCATCATTTAAGTAATAAATAACTATTTCTTCTGTTTCTTGCGTTTTTTCATTAATATAGGTTTCACGTTTTTTACCAATTACATTCAATACTAGTGTATGAGATTTTTCAACAAAATAACGTCCCGGTTCAGCAATAAATTTTATTTTATCTTCTTCAATTTCTTTACTAAAAAAATCATGCTGTGCTTGATTTATTTTTTCAGATATTTCTTCAATATTTATACTATTTTCTGTATAAATCCCAGGAAATCCACCACCAATATCTATAATAGTTATATTTATGTTATTTTTCATTGCTAAATCGTAAGCACATTTACAAGTTTTAATAGCATTGTAATAACTGTCAACACTTTTACAACCACTGCCTACATGAAAACTAAACCCAATTAGTTTTAATTGTAATACATTCATTAGATTAATCAGTTTTTCAATATTTTCTATTTTACAGCCAAATTTACTATTAAATTTACATAAACTTTGACTGTCATCAACGGCTAATCTTAATATCAATTTAGCATAAGGATGGTATAATCTGATTTTATATAATTCCTCTTCGCAATCAAACGTCATCATATCTACATCATTTGCTCTGGCATATTTAATTTGAGAAGACATTTTACAAGGGTTCGCAAATATAATTCTATTTGGGTCATTTGTTAGTTCAATAACAGATTTCAATTCATTTTCAGACGCGCAATCAAAATAAGTTCCTAAGCAAGCCAACACATCTAATAATACTGGATTCGGATTACATTTTACAGCATAATATGGCTTAATATTTGGAAAGATGCTTATCCATTTTTCATATAATTTAATAATTTCTCCTATATCAATAATATAAAAAGGTTGTTCGTTTTGATTATTTTTTAGAAAATCATTAATTATATCATATGTTGTATATTCCGCACTATATAATTTTACATTATATTTTTCTAATAATTGGTTGTCAAAACTCATAATCTATAATATTAATTATATCTTTATATTAATTGTATTTTAATTGTATTTTAATTTATATCCAATTGTATAAATTAAAATAATTAAAATAATAAAAATGTTTATTATTGTTTTAAAATTATGTCGCATACATTAGACCCACGTTTCCACCAATAAAGTTGACAATATTAATGCGCTCTTCAAACAATGTTAGATTAAAATTGTAATCATAGATGCGCCATGTTGGTTTATTAACCGCAATTACTTGGCCTGTTTGTGGGTCGCAAATTGATAAACTCTGTGCTAAAGGGTCTAGCGGTGGTATAATTGTCGTAAATTCCAACTCTATATTACTAAATCGGTTCATATTCATTGCGCCCGATGGTTGTAAATCTGAAAGATTTGAATTAATACTAAAATTGTAGCAATAGAGACCTGGAGGCGCATTACCGGTAGTTCTGGTGTATTTTTCAATATAATTATATATACCTGCTGCTTGAATATTCTCTCTATAAGACCCATCTAACAAAACACCCATTGCTACCAATATCATCTTGTCATTTTCAGGCGAATAATTTGATGTAATTAATAGACCCGTTAAATTGCCACTTGGATTAACGCCGGGACCAATATAAAATGGGATTTGGTTGCCACTGGCATCCGTTCTATAAATTACGAAATCGCCACCAGACGACGCTTGAACAACATCAAGAGGCATATAGTTATACGGCCAATTTGTGTAATTTGACCATTCATTTCTTAAATTAACATCACTTCTTTGAAAATAGAATAGCCAATTAGATATTATGCCAATTGAATCAAGTGATACTTTATTTGGACCAGTAACGTTGAAAAATCGCTGTTCTCTTACCTGTTTTATTAAATATTTCTGTTCTTCCAGGGCAAATAGACGCTCTTCTTCATTGGATAAGAAGCAATATGTACAATTCAAATGAACATCGGCATTCCATAAGGTTCTAGTATCAGTATAGGATGTTATTCCAAGTTCAATATCAGGTGGCGGTTGTAAGAAGCGATAGAACTGCATATACCACAAATTAAAATTAGGCGCAATGTATGGATAATTATATGTCGTATCAAATACATCACGGATTTGAAATAGTTCACTAATAGGTCTAAGCGTGACAACAATTTGTAGTTCATTGTATTGTAATGATGTCAATGGGAACGCCATTTGTGACTTGAGTCCAAACCAACTATTTAGAGGAACATATAAAATGCGGCCGCGAATTGACGGTTCAGGACCAGCTAAATCAGGCGTATAAAATGCGTTAGGATACGAGTTGACACGTGAGCCTGAATTACCAGGATTATTCATTTCAGGCGTATTTCCAGACATTTCACCAAATAAATCTTTTTTAACACCGGTAAAGTCGCGCTGAACAGCTGCCAATAAATAGTCACCAGAATACTCCTGGAGTGTATAGTTGCCGCAAACAATACTTACCTTTGAAATCATTTTGGCGCCTAAATTATCAATCCATTTGAATTCGTATGGAGCCCAATCAGTATATGTAGTAGTGCCATCAGATTGAGCAACAGTTTGTGGCGGCATAATTGGACTCCAGATATTGGGCATTGCTATAGTTAAGTAACAATCCATGAGCAAGTCGGCATATCTTGGAATTTTAAATGTAAATGTCGATGGTTCAGATAGGCGCAGTGTTTTAGAGCCATCAAAGTCAACACGGAACTTTTGTAGCCCAAAGTTTGTATATTGCGCATAAGTAGATTTAAAAAATGTTTTTGATGGGTTTCCATTTAGAATAATATTTTGCTGTCCAATTGATACTAGATTCATAAGTCCTCCTGGCATTTTAGTTGTTATAATAGTATCATATTATTTTTTTAACTAATTATTAGTTTATATTTATATTTTGCTTATAATATTTTATTACATTTAAAAAAAAAATATATTTATAGAGTAATATATAAAAGATGTCAGTAATTCCAACAAATACAACAAATACAACAGATATAGTAGCCAAGTCACAACAAAATATACAAGATGCTATGAAAGGAATGAAAGATATGTCAGAAACCACGTCAATTACATTATTAACCATGCTAACACTAGCAATAATAGTTATCGCATTTCTGTATTATTTTTATTATACCGGAACAGGCAATTTTGGTGGAATAGCACTCATAATTATAATGACAATAATGTTTAGTGTTTTAGGTCAAGGCTTAATGGACAAAATGGGCGCAATTATTGGTGGCATACTTGGATTAATAATTGGCATTACAATATATGTAAATATGGCTGATAATATGCTTACACGAAATTGCCAGCTAATGGACGGTGTTTACGGTGACCTAAATACAAATATTATCTCTATAAATACTACGCAACCTAAATTTCAAAGCAATTTTAGAGATTATTATATTAAAACGGCTTACAATTGTTGTAGCGGTGGCAATTATACAAATGATTATGTATCCATGTGTACATTAACAGACATATTAAAGCAAGGTACAAGAGGTTTGGATTTTGAGATTTACTCCATTGATGACAACCCAGTAGTCGCAACTAGCACTTCCGACAATTATTGTATAAAAGAGACATTTAATTACATTAAATTTAGCGATATTATGGCGGCTGTAGTGAATAATGCGTTTTCATCTTCTGGTGCGCCAAACCCAGCCGACCCAATTATTTTCCACTTGCGCATCAAGAGCGAAAATCAAAAGATGTATAAGAATTTTGCGAAGATTTTTGAAAAATATTCAGATATATTGATGGGTAAATCGTATAGTTTTGAAAATATGAAAAATAACGCTATAACCAATTATGGTGCGACACCATTGTCCGCATTAATGGGTAAAATTTCGATTATTGTAGATAGAAGTAATTTGTCGTTTTTAGAGTGCCAAGAATTCTACGAGTATGTAAATATGACAAGTAATTCATTATTTATGAGAGAACTAACATTTGATGATATTAAATACAATTCAGATATAAATGAGTTAATACAATACAATAGGTTATGTATGACAATTGGTATTCCAAATCCTGGTTCAAATCCAAGTAATCCTAGTTCCATTGTTTTACGAGAGACAGGGTGTCAAATGTTAGCAATGCGTTATTCATATGTCGATTCAAATATTGAGGAAAACGAAGCATTCTTTGATGAAAATAATAGTGCGTTTGTTTTGAAGCCATTGGCACTACGATATACACCTGTAACTGTTCCGACACCGCCACCACAAGACCCAGCATTATCGTATGCGCCACGCACAGTTAGTTCTGATTACTTCAGTTTTAATATTTAATTTATAATAATTAAAATGTAATTAGTTATTTTAGACGTAATTTTTTACAATATTTTTTACAATATTTTATACACAATATTTTTAAAAATGTTTTATTTTACAAAAAATTATTATCATTATATATTAAGACTATTATATAATGAAAAAAGAAATTTGTGATAAAACCATGAAGTTCGAAGACTGTGAATTGGCGATTCTTCGTAGTGCGGTAGACAAAGCCGAAGAACGACAGGGGCGAAAATCCGCAAATTCACCGGAAATTAAACGAATCATTACCATCGTTGAGAATTTTATTCGCAATAAGAAGTTAATTTGTTATGGAGGAACAGCTATAAATAATATATTGCCAAAACAAGACCAGTTTTACAATAAGGATGTTGAAATTCCTGATTACGATTTTTACAGCGCAAATGCTTTAAATGACGCAAAAGAACTAACAGATATTTATGTTAAAGAAGGATTTATTGAGGTTGAAGCCAAATCAGGGCAACATTATGGCACATTCAAAGTATTTGTGAATTTTATACCTGTAGCCGATATTACATTATTACCAAAGGAGCTATTTAATGCGATTAAAAATGAATCAATTCGAATATCTGGCATACTTTATGCGCCACCAAATTTGCTGCGTATGGGAATGTATTTAGAGCTGTCGCGCCCGGCAGGTGATGTGTCGCGTTGGGAGAAAGTATTGAAACGCTTGACTCTTCTTAACAAGCATTATCCATTAAGTACAGCAGAGTGTAAACACATTGATTTCCAGCGTAAAATGGGTGAAAATGAAAATGTGAATAAAATTTACGATACTGTTCAACAAACATTGGTGGACCAAGGTGTTGTCTTTTTTGGCGGTTATGCGCTGTCCATATATGCTCAACATATGCCACATCATTTGCGTCGCCAATTGTTGAAAATACCCGATTTTGACGTGTTATCTGAGGAACCAACTGTGACTGCTCAGATTGTTACAGAACGTCTTCATGATATTGGTGTCAAGAAAGTGAAGATTATTAAGCGCCCGGCAATTGGGGAAATTATTGCGACGCATTATGAAATACGCGTTGGAGTCGATACAATTGCGTTTATCTATGAACCTCTTGCGTGTCATAGTTACAACATAATTAAGGAGTCTGGATACGATGTTAAAGTAGCTACAATTGATACCATGTTGAGTTTTTATTTGGCGTTTTTATATGCGAACAGACCATATTATGATAAGAATCGCATACTATGTATGTCCAAATATTTGTTCGAGGTTCAGGAGAAGAACCGATTGTCGCAAAAGGGTGTATTGCGCCGTTTTTCAATCAATTGTATGGGTCATCAGGAGACGGTAGAAGATATGCGTGCTGAAAAGGCGGAGAAATTTAAGGAGCTTAAGAACAAAAAAGGTAAGCCTGAATATGATACTTGGTTCTTGCGATACAGACCAACAGATTCTAAGACAAAAGGAGATGATAAAAAGGATGATAAAAAGGATGATAAAAAGGATGGTAGTAAAGATGTAGAAAAAAATGAAGAGAAAGAGAAAGAGAAAGAGCCATCATCTAGTAAACAAAAGACTAAATCTAAGCGAAAGAGAGTAAAGAAAACAAAGAAGACTGGATTCTTTTTTTAAATAATAATATAAAATAATTAGTTTGGATCCACCTTTCTTTACTACGTTAGAAAGCGCAGCGGAAAAGGTGGAATTAGACATGCTCATTCATCTGTAGTCTGGTTATAAACCGCTCCTTATCCTGCTCCTCATTCATATAAATATTAATTATTTCAGCTGGTGAATAAAAATTATCATTTACTTGCTCTAATATAACAGGGTCAATATCTATTTCAAACAAGTGTTTATACATTTCCGAGATTATTTGTCTGCTGGCATAAGATAGTTCCAATGTAATGTCAATACGCCCCGGGCGTTTCAATGCTGTATCCAAATCGTCATAATGGTTAGATGATATTATCATAATACGCCCCGGTGTTTCACGAATACCATCCCATAAATTCAAAATGTCATCCAATGTAATTGGTTCATCATCTCCAATTGTTTTTGGAATGATTGCTGTACTAATTCCCTTTTTTGTCAAATCATCCATTTCAGCAATAGTCTCAAGCAAATCACCCATATTAACTTTGGATGTCATTGTCATCTCATCTAAATTTAATTTTCGCCCAAGGCCAATATTGGAATCTAAATTAGCCTTGTTTTTCTTCTTCTCTCTATCCATTACAATATTACCAATACAATCAATATCCTCAAAGACAATAATCTTTTTGTCAAATGTAATACTATGTCGTTTATTATCATCATTATAACGCTCTTCAAAAAAGATACTATCTAATTGTTTCTTTGTCTTGATTAATTTCAAAGATATACATATAATATTACGATTAGTATATGTTGCTAGCGCTTTGATGAATGATGTTTTTCCGGTGCCTGGTGGTCCATGAATACCTATTCCAAGTGAATATGGGATGCCCTTGTTATAATACCATTCTTTATTCTTTAAAAAGTGATTAATCTTTTCCATTGTATTTTTTTTCCTTTCAAAGAACAAATTGTCAAATGAACGCGTGCTTTCAAACATTACTTCACCCCATCTTTCAGAAGGGCTATCTTCAAACTTAATATTTGTTAGTGTATATATAAACCGTTTATTTTTACGAGTTTGTTCTAAAGACGATAAATATTTTGTTGTTATATCTTCTACAAAGTGTTTTATAGTTTCAACATCATTTTTATAAGAAAATAATTGGATAATAATCTTTTCTGTCTTTTGAATAGTTGTTCTTTTTGTAGAACCATTTTTGTCATTATCACCGGAAGTTTCACTATCAATATATGTGTATGCGTATATTTCGTGTTTTTCTGAAATTAAAAATTTGTTTGTTTGATTTACTATATAAATACTCTTATCTTCTTTAGAAAGAGTATTATGTGCAACTGTGTGTTCTTTTATAGAATTAATAGTTTTGTTTTCCTTGACATTTTCAATAATATGAAACCAAATTGCTTTAAAACAGTCACTGAATGAAGATGTCTGATGTATATGATTATCATAGAAATTGGTATTACATGATATTTTACCTTCATATTCAACTACATTTTTTTTTGTAAAATAATGTAAAATATATTTAAGGTTAAAAACGCTAATATCTAAATCTTCCAAAACATTATTGTTGAACCATTTGAATATGTAATTGATGCTTGTTAATAAAAATGTTAAAACAATAGTGTCTATAATTGGATTACCTGTTTTTATTTTTTCAAAAAGAATCATATTTGAGATATTTGATGATGCGTGGGTATTTATTTCCATTTTTTATTATAATACATTTGTTAGTATTATAATATTTAAGTTTGTTTTTTAAAATTTATTAAAATGAGACATTGACTTTGTTAAGAAATAATAAATGAAGCCAAATAATGCGCTGGTAAAAACGAGTCCGTTGAAATTATAGTTGCCGTCAACATTACACAAAAATGGCATATATTGGAATAGCAATTTGCGCATAACAGGCAATTGGAAGAAGAAATATAGCACTGCTAATAGCAACGGTGCTTGTATTTCGTCATAAGCTTTGTCTAATGAGTTGTTAATATTTTCTTCTTTGTAAGTATATGTATTATCATCATCTTTAATATAGTCTGTCTGGTTTGGTTGGGGTGGTGGCACGTAATTTGCTTGTATAGCAGGGTCATTTACAATGGATTGGGTGTTTTGTGGAATGTCGCGACTAGGGAGCG